TTAGTAACTGGTACGTTGTCAGGGTCGGAGGGGTCATTGTAGTACTGTGCTCTAAACTGGCCACGATCTAGATACTGTCCCCGTTTCTTGGCAAGAATCTTCTGATCAAAGCCAAACCATTTGTCACCTCTCTTGGAGGCTTGACGTGGCCAGAGAAACTCTCCGGTACCATCGCCTCTGGACTCTACGGTCCTTTCATAGATTTCATAGATATTCTCAGAACCGACAAGATCACCAGCTTCATCGAAGGAGTCTTGAGTCATAGACATAAGTTCTGAATAAAGGTCTGAGGGATGGTATCTAGTGCCTACAACCCATTCACGAGCATTGGCTCCTTCAATAGACGACAGAAGAGAATACTGGCTCTTGACCTTCTCTCTACCTTCCTTCGAGTAGGCATTCTCATAGATAACCACATCGTCCATAACAGCGATGTCACAGTGCATACCAGTGATCGTGGTAGTCAGACCAGCAGTAAAGATAGAGGGGTCTCTGACGTTCCACTGCTCACGAGCAGGGTGGTCAACCATGATCTCTGAGTTAGTCCACTTCTTCCTTTTGCCTTCATCAGCATTAACCATATCAGGCCAATAGCGTCTATAGGTGGGGGACGTAAGGATAGTCTTAATGAAACTAAGTTGCTTCTCTGCAAGGTTCGCTGTAGCTGAAATGTACAGAACTCTAAGGGTGGGGTCTTTGGTAAGTTCCCAAGCAACCCTGTAAGCTACCAGACGAGACTTCTGGTGGTCACGGGGAAAGAGTAGGAGTTGGTGGGTAGAAGCATCAGGACGGTACCACCACTTGATAACTTCTTCATGACATGCGCCAAGGACTTGCTCAGGGCTGACAAGCTTGATGAAAGTCAGTAAGTCTGCTTCAGCAGCTTCTTTAAGCTCGTTGGCAAGTCCTTTAGACATTAGTTAAGGACACCTTCTTCTTTAAGCCTCTTTAGGTCTGATTGTATGGTGGAATCACTAAAGGCTTCTTCAGCAGACTCAGACACCAGCTTCTTGTTACGTTTACGTTCCATAGCATTACCAGTCTTCCAAGGTTCTTCGATCAGATACTTGGCAGCAGTGAAACTAGACTTACCATTAGTCTTGACTTCGTTGATAACTGCTTTAAAGGCTAGTTGCTTACGCTTGACAGAGGCTAAGTATCTCCACTCTTGGATATGTCTCTGGAACCAAGTAGACTCTGTAAGGCATTGCCAGAAGTACAGGTCACCGAAGACTTCTTCTGCAAAGGTGACTTCGGAGGGGTCATCTACGCTATGGGCCATGTAGAGTTTAAAGAGGCAGACCTTACCTTCTTTACCGTTCTTATCGTAAGTAAGTAGTCCAGACTCAGGGTTATACTCACTGAAGATTTCCCTAAGGAGCATGTTGTTACGAGAGTTGTAAAGGTCTTTGTAGGAGAAGATGGCCATGGGTTCCTATGGTGGTTTAAATTTAATATTTGTAATTTTGACAGAGTTTTACTGATTTGTCAAGCATTATTTTATAATAAACTAGACAGAAACATATAAGTCCTTAATATTGCTATAAAGAAATATTTCTTAAGATACCTCTTGAAATTAGACAAAATAATACTATATATACTATAAGGTATACCATATAGCTAACCCTATGGTACTTACCTTACGAAGTATAGAGTATATATAATCTAAAGGAATGTATATACCATAGGGTAGTACCTTATGGTATACCATAGAGAGGCTTTATGGTACTAGTTACGAAGTAATAAATGGTAGTAACTTACGTAGTAGCATAAAGTATACCATTAAGGGGCCGAGAAGTAAGGAGGTCAAACTGTGGTAATTTCTCTGAGATAATTCCGAGGTGTATTTCCTCTGAAGAAGACCACCCCCCTACCCCCCGGTATGGCCCTGTGCATCTTTTCTATGTGAACAATCATTCATGTATACATCTTCAAGACTCTGCATATGTGAATGAATATTAGGTAATGCCTCGCTGTATACACACATGATCCATAAACTATTGATCTATGTTGCTTATCTGCCACACCATGTGACATTATTGTTACACGTCTGTGTATGCCGTTGTATACATACCATTCAGTATCTTTACACCGTCTAGTTGGCACGGTTCTTGCATCGCGCGTGTTCCTTCACACCCAAAGGATAATAACCTAGTGATTTGGTTGGTTATAAAGAACGAATCAGGAACGAATCACTATTGTTAGCGCTAACAGCCCTACACCGGGAAAACATTCCTGTTTGTTCCCTCATTGTTCTGGTTTGTAGGAACAAATTACTACTATCAGGCTGTTCTTAGGGAAGACATTCCGAATTTACCTGGTATGTTGGTGTTATCGAAAGACAGGGACGGAGCACCTGCCGCAAGGTATCAACGCTTCCGGGGGTCCTTCCCCTAGTTACCACAAGGTGCAGGTCTGGTATGGCCAAAGGACTATGAAGCATACCACCACGGCGAAAGGGAGGGAAAAATGGAAAACCTGACAAAGCGGCAAGCTAGACTAATCCTTATAGAGTGTGCCGCCCGGCGCATGGCGAAGAAAACGCAAGTGTATCCGGGCAAGTACTGGAAAGAGGTGCAGGTCCACAAACTCCTAGACGCGCGGTGTCTTAATAGGGGCGAACCTGTCCCGGCATCCCGCTGGTAAAAGACTTCACTATCTAGGGCAGGGTATCTTGTCCTATCATGTGCAGCCTTCCGCATACATAGCTAGCATGTAGCTAGCCCTAACAGACTGGTAGGTCTGGACTACTGCCTCTTGCATGGCAGGCTGATGACTAGGCTTGGAAGCGATAGCCTAGGGCGCATGATGCAAGCCTCTGGACACTAGCTAGTGTTCTGTCTGGAGTACATATGCAAGCTAGCTGCTGGTGCGCTATCGTCCCTCTGCTACGGTTTGAGGTGAGCGGTTTAGTATACTCCATTGCGGTGACAGTCAGGCTTTGCCTCTGGTCCCATGGGTAAGCGCATGACTAAGGCTCCCTTGATGGTTGAGCCACGGGCTGAATAGAATTACCCCGAATGCAATGGATACACATAACATGTGGGGTAAGGCTAAGGCCTGCCAACAGGCTTAATGCGAGTGCATTAGGTCTTACCCCTCATTCTATCTTCTAGCGTAAGCTCTAGTCTCCGACGCTTCAGCCTTCTGATAGCAAACCTGAACCTTAACAGTCTAGGCTCGGAAGTCGGTCGAGTAGGAGCTTACCCTTGAGGGTAGAACCTCAATACTGAAACAATCATTGGAGACTACTATCATGGCTAAGAACGATACCCCTAAGGAAGTGGTCCGCTTGGTGGACTATTCCAAGAACCTTGACGCTGCCATCATCCAAGTCGAGAAGGATGGTATCAAGCTCAAGCACAAAATCCACAACGTGGCCCTGTCTATCGTTACGGCATGGGGCAAGGGCATGATCAAGGATCAAGAACCTGCCGACTACTTCAATAAGCTCGCCTCTGCGGCTGGCTATCATGGCAAGGCATTGGCAAACTGGATCAGCGTCAAGCTGCCCCTTGCCTTCTCTGATGAGAACGATAAATGGTATGTCCCTGTTGACGCAAAGGTCAACGGCGATACCTTCAAGTCCTGCCGTGATGAACCTTTCTGGGAGGTCTCGCCTCCGCCCAAGCCTGCCCCCTTCGATGCACAAGCCTTGCTCTTTGCTTTGCTTGACAAGAACCAGAAGAAGGCTGCCGACCCTTCCAAACTCAAGGAAGGTGACAAACTTCTGGAACCTGCCCAAGTCCGTGCCATCCGCGAGATGTTGGCGGGCAAGACTGAATAACCTAGCCTAGTGTTAGGTCTACTGGAATTAAGGGGCATGTCCAGCGCAGTAGTAACTGCGGGTTAACCCCCTAACTAATACCCTGTAGTATAACTGGACCTTGTGCCAGCACGATTACAACGCACCGATAAGGCGTCAATACAGGTTACACAATCCTGTCAGGGTATACTAGCGTCAGCATCCATTATAAAGAAGCAGTAGGATACTGTTGTCCGGCGATAACTTCAATGGGGTAAGGGCTGACGTTCTTAGCCTTTAGGTCTGGTCTTGTAAACCAGTAGCCTATTGGTGTCGGATGAAGCCGACTTAAGCACTAGCATTCCGGTATAGCTCAGCGGGTAGAGCGCAAGGCATAAGCCTTGAGGTCGGGGGTTCGAATCCCTCTATCGGTTTGCTAGTGTCTTAACCAAACAATGAAGGGATAAGCTATGTCCTATTATGTAGAGATGCCGGATGGTTCCGTTGTGCCCTGTAATTGGGTGCAATATGAGCAACTGAAAGCCTTTGGTTGGGTTCATCGTATCCTTACCGAGAATCAGGCAGTATTGCACAATCTCAAGTTTCTTAAGCGTAAGGCTTAAGTTACCACGTCCGAAGGACTGGACAGTTAGGCAACGCCTAACGACTACTATCATGTTTATTGGTCTGCCTACTGCTAGGTGACTAGCCTAGCTAAGTAAGTAACCTTTGGGTGGATAGGCAGTAAACCCTAACAATCAATCAATGGAGAATAATCATGGCTACCGGTATGTCCAAAGCTAAGGCTCGTCGTAACTCCAAGACCAAGGCTCGTGCTCCTCGCTCCAAACTTGGTCTTCCTGCCAAGGCTGGTAAGCGTCGTCCGCACAACATCATGCATGACAAGAATGGGGACTATACGGCTGCTCCCTTTGTGGCTCGTCCTAAGGATGACAGCCCTGAACCCAAAGCCTACATGATGACCCACGAGGTCAAGGTTGGGGATCGTATCCCTGTTCCTTCTGGTCATGTGCGTAAGGAAGGCTTGGCCAAGATTGCTTCTATGAAGCGTAGTTCCAAGAGCCTTAGTGATCCCTTTGTGTTTGACCGTATGGCCACTCACTTTGTTAATGGGCTTGTCGAGGTGTGACATGGACTATGGGCTATTGGTTGCAATACTAGTAGCTCTAGACATTCATCGTAGATGAATTGTTCACCTGATGTAGTCAGGCTGGTCATCCTCTGGCTAGCATGTAAGGATAAGTAAGATGAAACAACTAAGCAAAGAAGAGTCTCAAGCTATCCTTGTGGCTATTCTCAAAGAGACTGCAAAACTCTGGCTTATGCGTGGCCTTAAGCTTGGTTTCCTTGGTGGTCTGACAGTTGGCTGGATAGCTGGTGGCTTGGTGATGGTGTACTTGTCATGAAGATTTCCCTAATCATCCCTATCATCCTTGGTGCTGTGGCTCTGAACCTAGTCACCATGATTGTGTTTATCGTAGTTCTAGCTCTATAAAGGAAAACAAAATGAAACTTACTCTAATCACCTTCCTGCTGCTGGCTCTCACCTACACCAAAACCTTTGCTTGTGGCAATGGTGAATGTGGGCCTGACCCCGAGCCTGAGAAGCCTTCTGTTGAGCGCCCAGAACCAGAAAAGAATGGTGCCTCTACTGATGGTGTCTATTACTCTGTCTGCACCTGCGACAAGATGAAGGTAGCATGGGGCTTTGAGTCTCTTGAGGTTCGTACCGCCAAGGCTCGTAGCCAGTGTGAGATTAAACGTACTGAGAAGCTGGCATGTCCTGAGAAGTGGAAGTAATGGACCTTCTGGCACAATACTCTGTCTTTATGTTTCTTCTCGTCTGTGTCAAGTATAGGCATGTCCTTGAAGATATGACTGATGGAAACATTGAGAGACTGGAAAGAGAAGAACGCAGATATCAAGAAGCCCTATGGTGGCTTAGTAACATGAAAGGAACTAAACAATGAAACTGGAAACAACTAAACACTCACTTCGTCTGTCTCACCTGTCTGTGATGCAGCAACAACGTGCATTGCGTAACCTTGCTCGTGCCTGTCGTATGCGCAATAAGGAGAAGCTGCTTAATGGTGAAAGCCAAGAAGCCAACACTTATGACTGGCATCGTAATGTCCGTCTGAAGCGTGAGGCTAGGGCTTACAATCTTATTCGTGCCTATCTTAAGGGGATTCCCTATAAGCAGGTAGAGCAGAGCCTCAAGCCTACTACTATTACGGCCGACAGAGTATTTATGGGGTATGCTCCTGTAATGTTCTTAAAAGACTGTAGTATCTTTGACTGGCTAGAGGCTGGATAAGTAAACTATCGGTCCACTAGCTTAATGGATAAAGCCAGAGTCTTCTAAACTCTTGATCCGTGTTCGATTCACGGGTGGACCTCCAATTTGGGGACGTGATGGAATAGCTAGACATGTCTGACTTAAAATCAGATGCCTTAGTGCGTGTGGGTTGGAATCCCACCGTCCCTACCACCTACTATACGATAGGCCCGTACGCTTCATAGGAAGGCCGTAGAGTGGCCATCTAGAGTTTCCATAGGGTACCCTAGCCTGAACCCTTAACGCCTCTGTATGAGGTTATTTCGTGAGGTATGAAAAATGTCTGTTGAATGGTCTGACTTAGACATAAGAATTACCGACCAGCGTATTGGTATGGGTGTTGGCGGTTTTGATACAATTCTAAGAATGACTCATCTTCCTAGCGGTATTGTAGTAGAGATTCCAAGACAAAGCCGAAGCCAATGGAAGGTTAGAGAAGTAGCAAAAGAAATGATTGAGTACGCATTGACGGAGTTTTGATATGTCAGAGATCAAAGAAATCCCACTCACTCACTTGGGTATCTATGGTATTATGGGAACATCCATGATTCCTATTGCTACCTACAATCTTACTGATCCAAGTAAGAGGGGTGAAGTAATCAATGAAATCTTGACAGAGTTTGCTACCAAGGATGTAGTTATTCTAGGCAGCACTTTGGTATATACGGATGGATATGATGGCTTTAGAATCTTGTGAAGTAATAGCCATAGACAATAGAAAGTATTTCTTTAGGTTATCAGATACTCAAGAAACAGATGGTAACTTCCTACTTAAGACTACTATTCTAAACGACTGGTATATGCCTAGAGGATACGACAAAGACCCTAAGTATTATCTAATGCCGATCAACCTTGTAAAATTCAACACTGAAATGGAGAACTGAGAATGAAAACCTACAATGATCTTGCTATCGAAATCTATCCGCTGTGTAACTTCATGTT